TTAATTCCGGTGCCGGGTGGCGTGGATATAATTGCGACGATTCCGCATAATATCAAAATACTTACAATCAGTGGTACGAAAAAGCGACGAAAATAGACATCCTTAATCACTGGATCTCTATGATGTCGTCTAGCACCACCGGTGCTACTACAAGACGGATTTAGAGCATCCATTTACAATGGTCTATCTTTTTCTAATTATAGTGTAAGGAGCTGGCGAATGTCTACTTTTCAATGTAATCCTGCGTTACATCGCCGGGACGGAGAGACCTGTTTACCACATAGTGCTCTTCAACGATTGACTCGTGCGTGGAATAAAACGCATCCCCGGAATAAAATCAGTGTTCGTAAGACACGAAAAAATAGAAAACAGGCCGCGGGCGAAAACAGTGTCAGCAACGCCGGTCTTTGGAATGAATTACGCCAAAACATGAAAAATCACTACAAGTGTGACACCGAATTCTGTGCTGTTAAGAAACTGCCTGGAATATCTGACAAAGATAAACGAGAATTGAAAGCGTATTTCAAACCAGAAAAGCCCAAGAAATGGGACAGTAAACCGACCGAATGGCTAGATAGTTACAACATTGAAGACGTTATGAAACAGTATGAAGCGGCTTATCCTAACTTTGACTTTATTGGTCCCGTGCCGATTGATTTTGATGCGAAAGACGAGGCCAGTTGGGGCAAATGTATTGTAAATGAACTCTGCCGTCTGGATTTACGTGAATCGGCGGCCAAAGGCAAGACCAAAATAGGTATCATTTTCAACTTAGATCCTCATGATGAACCTGGCTCACATTGGATTTGTGCATTTATTGACTTGGAAAAGAGTGCCGCGTACTATTACGATTCGTACGGTTACAAGCCTCCCGAAGAGATTGTACGACTCTTAAAACGATGTAAAGACCAGGGCATCAAAAACATATATTACAACGACATTCGTCATCAACGTAAAACGTCCGAGTGTGGTACATTTTGCCTGTTAGTAATTATATGCCTTTTGAACGGTAAAGAGTTTCAGGATATCTGTAAAACTATGGTGAACGACGACGAAGTGAATAGAATTCGTGATGTTTTATTCGCCGAAGAGAAACCACGAAAGGGAGCAATTGAGGACGCATTAAAAACATTCTGTATTTGAAGCGTTCCGTTTAAAAATTACGATATATATTGGTAGTTTAGAAAGATGTCCGGACGAACTGCTGGTCCGCAACAGAACTTGTTTCTAAACGGAGCAAATTACTCCAAGATTGTTGGATTCTTACGCACCCGTTATGCGAAGAAAATGGGTGTTTCGGCGTTGCCCGAAAAGGTGGATGAAAAACTCCAAAAGTACACCCAGCACTTTATGACCGAAGTAGCTCGTGTTCAGGGTCAGGATAAGCCTCAAAATGCCCTCGCAACCGAAGTGATTCGTGAAACCGAAACATCTATGGATGCCTGGCTTCGCAAACAGCAGGCGGCCCAGCCTCCTACCACCGTCTCGGTTGGTACATATCCACGAGGGGAAGATGTCTCTCGTCTTTTCCAGGATACCAGCACACGATATGAGAATATGATGGCCTCGCGTGCGCCTATACCAATTCCACAAGTCGGTCTTCCCGAATTCCGTGCTCCAGAGCCCGAATTTGACGAAGAGGAGGACCCCGTACTCTTGATGCAGCGCGAATCTAAGCGTCGTGAAGAACAGGCACGTGCGCTCGGCATTCCTACCGCCCCTCCTGGTCCCTCCTTTCCCACCAAGAAGGTGGAGGCGGCCCAAAATGGAGCGGCCTCCGTTATGCCTCCTCGCATGGAAATTCGTGAAGAGCCCGTCCCTTCAGCAACTCAACCCATTCCACCTCAGGCCGACCCTCCTCCACCACTCCTCGCCCCTCGTCCTCAAGACTACATCATTCCCCAAGAGGATGTTGTAAAATACCGCGAAACCGAATACAATGTATTTATTACCAGCTCCGACCGCAACTGGATGCTCAATACCAGTGAAAACCGTTATAATTTCTCCGTTATCTTCAACACCGGCAACACCTCAGGTTCACTTGGATACAACAGTGCCGTACAGCAACGTTTCCGCAACATTCAGCGTATTGAATTCGTCAAGGCGATTGTTCCTATAGAAGCACTCACTCCTATAGTACGTGTAACTGCGAATACACCAACCTACGATACCAGCCGAGTTGTGAATATCTTCTCTCTTCCATTCGCCGGTGTTCGTATCGCCGAACTTAACAACAACTTGTTCTCCACCAATCCTAATGAAGACAACACATTCGCAATTGTACAGTACGATACAACCTGGTCCTCCGATTTATATGTACCTCAGTCGTATTTGCCAAGCGGCTCTGCTGGTAACGGAAATGTTCCAGCTGACAAGACCGGCTACACCGGTTTTATCCCCAAGTTTCTTAAGACCCAGCGTGTATACACTCCAACTCCTTTAGCGACACTCAACCGCTTATCAATTCGTATGGAACGTCATAACACTGATTTAATTAGTAGCGACCCTGATGTATTTGCTATCAGCCGTATTCAGTTGAGCGATCTTCTTACAAACTTCGGCGGTACCGGTACAACGACGGATAATACAAACTACTCTTCAGCGACTACAACAAACGCCGAAAATCCCTACATTTTCATCCGCACAACCAACTACTTTTTGTTTAGCGCTATATCCGAGGGTGATAACATTAATATTCAAGGGTGTAATATCAGCCCTCCTTCCCCTGCCAACGGTGTCACCGCCAGTGGTACCACCGACTTCAACAACTACATCAATCAACAGCCTGGTTTATACGTAGTAGCCACCGGATTTATTGCCGTTTCAGCCGGTAATTCAACCATCAATCTTGGTCGTAATAACGCCGGCTACTGTAACGTCATTATTGTCCGTAATCGTTTTGACAATCCCGCATTGACTGGAGGTACTACTCGTAACCAAGGTCCCTCTTATTTCGGTGGTTTCTTATCCGAGGAGGAAAGTGCCACAAGTAGTTCCACCTCAGGTCTCACATACTTACTCAATAATACAACCTTCTCTGGTTGCGCATTAATCAATTCCAGTCGCCAGACCAACTTCGTCTTACGTATTATCACTCGTGATATGGATTCTACCTCCAATATTCGTCCCGATAATGTTTAATTTGACAGTTATTCCCGAACTCACTTTACCAATATTATTTTAAAATAATTTGGTAGAGGGATGCTAAGCACATTAATTTTAGTGCTCATTGTGGTGATTTTTATCGCCACATTTGTCGTACCCATAGCCCGCAAAAAGAGTCAAGAGGGGTTTGCCGATGCTGGCGGTTATCAATCGTACATGGGAGACTATTTATCCCAGCGCAAAGGGATGATTGACGATGGTAAACGAGTTTACAACAACCTTGGTGCCAGTTTGGATCCAATTTTACCATCGTTTGCCGTAGCACCCGCAGATATTGATAATAACTCTAAACTTACTATTCAAGATTACTTAAAACAGTTCAATAAACTTACAGATTCTGCCAATCAATCTTTGACGCAAAGTTTAGGCAATCCAGACATTGCCCCTTCCTCCTCTTCGCCTACAAACATGGGACCAGTACCCAGTGGAGTAAAAGCACAATTACCACCACCTAACGACTTATTAGTCAAGGCACGTCAATGTGAAGCGGATCTCAAAGGACGCGCAAGCTGCTCAAAATTAAACGACCCGACCTACGCCAGTTGTGGTATCTGTATTGATGGAGGTACACGATTCAGCGGTGCCGATGCGAACACTTTTATCGGTGGATTACTATCATTAGTCGCTGAGCGTAATGACGCAGTTGATGCGGCCGCAGGTGGAACACCCATCTTTCAACCCACAGTCGGTAAATGCCCACCTGGTATGTTCTACGTAGACGCCGATTCTTGTACCAAGGCAGTGAACCAACTCAACTGTAAAGAGATCGGCGACACCGGTGGCTTTCAGGGCGGTAAGACGCACGAAGGACTTCAAATACCCCAGGTCTCTTGTGCGCAGGCACCAGTACAAAACGTCTATTTATACCAGCCGGCTAACGAACCATACAATGTCACTTTACGCTTTTTGACCCCTTTCGGTACCGGTATAACCAAAGCTGTCGTCACCCACGTTGCAACAAACCGTACCTTTGTAGCAGACAATGGCGGCCAGCCTGGTCGTGAATTTACATTAGAAATCCGTGGAGTGAGAGAGCAGGACGCTGTAAATGTTATGATAGTCCAAGAGGAACCTCATCGTCCTAATGGAAAACCCGAAGTGTTCCAAGTTGTAGAATTAGATTCTAACGGTGGATTGAAACAGATAACCGACCAGTCGTATGCTAAGAGTATATGTACTCGTATTGGTACCAATCTTGCTACAAAGGCACAGGTTTCCGCTGCTAACAATGCCGGCTTACAGACACCTCAGTGTGGTACAGTCAGTGATAGTACTACACCAGTCTACTCGGTACAGAGTGGTTACCAAGGATTTGTTGGTGTCGGTTCCCACGCCTCCAGTGATTTCTGTAATGCTCAAAATGTGTCCGTAGGTCCATGGTGCTACGGTTTCAAGCCTAAAAAATCCATCAATCCATCAATCCAAACATATATACGAAACTTT